CGCCCCTACCATTTGCAATGTGGATAGAGAGACTGGCGAGTACCTGAGTGTGGGCGTAGCGGACTTTAGCCCGCTAGAGCCAGGGGTCTGGCTGATTCCGGCCCATGCCTATCAGTGTGAGCCGCCTGTGCTTGAAGCGGGTTTCGCGACCATTCGCACAGAAGATGGGGTGGGCTGGCAGCAGGTGGCCGACCATCGCGGCGTGGTGGTGTACAGCACCGTCACCACTGGCGAGGCTGTCGTGTGGCGCGCCCTCGGCGAACTGCCCCCGGAATGGACGCTGGAGGCGCCCGGTTCCGAGTTTGACGAGTGGGTCGAGGACGAATGGGTACTGGACGAAGCGGCCCAAGTTGCCGCGCTGACACAAATCGCCGCGCGCAAAAAGGTGCTGCTGGGGCTGTACAGCACCAACCTGATCAGCACCCTGCAACACGCGGTCGATCTTGAAATGGCCACGGCCGTCGAGGTCGAATCGCTGAACGCCTGGAAGGTCTACAGCGTTTATTTGAACCGTGTCGAGCCGAGCGCCGAACTGATGCCAGGTGACTGGCCGTCCAGCCCGAACGATACCGCTGTGGCGGCCTGGCTTGAGGCTCAGGGCTTCGAAGAGCCGCCTCCGCCAGCGGAACCTACACCCGCTTAAACGCCCCGCACTGTCGGGGCGTTTTCTTTTCCGTTACGCGTAACACGAACATCCCTCACAGCCTCGCTTATGCGGGGCTTTTTCGTTTCTGGAGATTGAGCTTTATGAGTTTCTTTCACGGCGTTACGACCACCGATATCAAGACCGGCGCGCGCACCATTTCCTTGCCGTCGTCTTCCATTATCGGCCTGTGCGACACCTTCACCCCAGGCATCGACGGCGGCGGTACGGCGCTGGCCGGCGAGCTGAAGTTGATCACCACTGAGCGTGAAGCCATTGCCGCCTTCGGCGCCGATTCGGCGATCACCAAGGCCTGTCAGGCGATCTACACCAAGGCCAAGGCGGTGATTGTCGCCATCGGTGTGCCGAAGCTGGAAGACGCGGCGCTGCAAACCTCGGCGATCATTGGCGGGGTTCTGGCTTCCGGTAAGCGCACCGGCCTACAGGCATTGCTCGATGGCAAAAGCCTGTTTAACGCTCAGCCGCGGCTGTTGATCGCGCCGGGGCACACGGCCACGCAGGCGGTGGCCACGGCGCTCGACAGCTTGGCGCAGAAGCTGCGGGCCATCGGCATTCTCGACGGGCCTGGCACCACGGATGAGGCCGCCATGGCCTACGCCGAGAACTTCGGCAGTCGCAACCTGTTCATGGTTGACCCGGGCGTGCAGTACTGGGACACCGGTCTGAGCCAGACGGTCGATGCCCCGGGCTCGGCCTGGGCGGCGGGCTTGTTTGCCTGGACCGATGCGGAGTTCGGCTTCTGGGCGTCGCCGTCGAACAAGGAGTTTGTCGGCATCACCGGAACGACCCGAGCGGTCGAGTACCTGGACGGCGACGCGACGTGCCGGGCCAACCTGCTGAACAACGCCAATATCGCGACGATCATCCGCGACGACGGCTATCGCCTGTGGGGCAACCGCACGCTGTCGAGCGATTCGAAGTGGGCGTTCGTCACCCGGGTGCGCACGCTGTTCATCCTCATGGATGCCGTGCAGGCCGGCCACAAATGGGCCGTTGACCGCTCGATCACCAAGACCTACGTCAGTGATGTGACGAACGGCCTGAGTGCGTTCATGCGTGACCTGAAAGCTCAGGGCGCAATCATCAACTTCGAAGTGTTCCCGGACACCGAGCTGAACACGGCCAGCCAAATCGCCCAGGGCAAAGTGTATTGGCGCATTCGCTTCACCGACGTGCCGCCGGCCGAAAACCCGAATTTCCTTTTCGAGGTCACCGATCAGTGGATGACCGAAATTCTTGAAACTGCCTAAGGGGCCCAGTCAATGATTCCTCAAACTTTGTTTAACACGAACCTGTTTGTTGACGGCGTGAACTTTTCCGGCGACGTGCCGAGCCTGACCCTGCCCAAGCTGACCACCAAGACCGACGAGTATCGCGCCGGCGGCATGGCCGGTGCCATCGAAATGGATCAGGGGCTGGAAAAAATGGAGGCGTCCTTTGTCACCAAGGGTGTGCGCCGTGAGTCGTTGAAGTACTTCGGTCTGGCCGATGGCACGGCGTTCAATGCGACTTTCCGTGGCGCTTTCAAGGGGCATAAGGGCGCAGTGACGGCGGTGGTCGCCACCCTGCGCGGCCGGCTCAAAGAGGTCGACCTGGGCGACTGGAAAGCCGGTGATCCGGCCGAGATCAAACACGCCATTGCCGTCACGTACTACAAACTCGAAATCGACGGGCGCCTGATGTACGAGATCGACATGGTCGCCGGTATTCAGGTGATCGATGGCAAAGACCAACTCATCGACGTGCGCACCGCGCTCGGCATGTAAGGGAATAGATCCAGATGAAAGCAACTGATAAAGCACTGCCGGTCTGGCTGGCGGTCACCCCTGATAGCGCCGTCGTGACTCTCTCACGTCCCAGCGATGCGAACGGGATCAAGGTCGAGACGTTGACCTTGCGTGCCCCGGCCGTGCGCGAAGTGCGGGCGGCCGACCGTGCCTCTAACGGCGATGACGAACAGCGCGAGCTGATGTTGTTCGCGGGCTTGGCCGAGGTCGGCCTGAAGGATCTGGAAGGCCTCAAGCTGGTGGACTATCGCCGTGTCCAGGCGGCCTATTCGCGCCTGGCACCGGACACCGATTACTCGACGTCGATGCCGTCGTGGTTGAAGGTGACCACCGAGAACGTGCTGGTCATGCTGTCGTGCCCGAGCCAAATCAATGGCGTCACCGTCGATAAGTTGGTCCTGCGTTCCCCGACCGTGCGCGATGTGCGTTCGGCGAATCGTGAGGCGGGCGGTGATGACGAGCAGCGCGAGCTGGTGTTGTTTGCCGAGTTGGCCGGTGCGCCTGTCGCGGATCTGGAGGGCCTGAAGCTGGTGGATTTCAACCGCCTGCAGGCCGGCTATTTTCGTATGGACCAAGACAACGGGGTTTGACCCCGGCGTCATAAAGATGGCCGCGAAACGTCTGGCGGCGGAAACCGGATTTTCTGCCGCTGAGATTCTGTCGATGCCGTTTGCTGAGATGGTGTGGTGGCTCACGGATTGAGCCGCCTTCGGTAAGGCTGTGCAAATGGGGGCCATGATATGGCGAACAAGATCGCCCTCGGGCTGGTCATCGGCGGCGCCGTCAGTTCGACGGTCGGTGCCGCATTCAAAGACGTGACGGGGCGCATCAAGCGCCTCGAGGCAGAAGGCAACAAGGCGCGTGTGCTGCAGCGCACGATTGGCGACACCATTCGCCTGCGCGATGAATGGAAAAAAGCCCACGACAGCGGCGCCGCTGGAGCCTCCAAGTTGTTGAGTCGGCTGAACTCCAATCTGGACAGCTTGAAAAAGCAGGGCGTCGAAGTCGGGCGCCTGGAGAAGTCCTATCGGGCCATGGGGCAGGCGGCCAATAAGGCGGAGCTGAAGGTCAAGGGGCATCAACAGCTGGATGCCGGCAAATCCGGCCTGAAAAAAGCGGTCGGTGCCGCTGTCGTCGGTGTGGGCTCTATGGCGGTACCGACCAAGGTCAGCGCGGACTTTGGCGCCATTGTGCGTGACATCGCGATCAAGGCCGGGATTGCCAACAAGCCGCAAGAAAAGGAGATGTCACAAAAGATCATTGCCACCTCGCGTGACACCGGGATGGCGCGCAATGACGTGGCCGACGTGGTCAATCAGTTGGTTGGCGCCGGCATGGAGTTGAGCAAGGCCCTGGAATATGCGCCGGTTGCGGCCAAGTTTGTCGTGGGGCAGGGGTCCAGCGGTGTCGACACGGCGAAGATGATCAACGCCCTGGGGCAAAACGCCAAGATCACCGACCCGAAACAGATGCAGCAGGCGCTGGAGGCGATTGCCTATCAAGGGCAGGCGGGCAGCTTTGAAGCGGCCGACATGGCGAAATGGTTCCCTGAGCTGTTGGCCAACATGGGCAGCCTGGGCATCACCGGCATGGATGCGGTGACGCAGTTGGGCGCCATGCTGCAAGTGCAGATGAAGTCGGCCGGCGGCGCCGATGAGGCGGCCAACAACCTCAAAAACTGGATGGGCAAAATCGGCTCCGGCGACACCGTCAAGGCGTATGAAAAGGCCGGTATCGACTACAAGGGCTCGATGCAGACCGGTTTGCAAAACGGCATGTCCACGCTGGAAACCAGCATGGCGTTGGCGCAGAAGTACATTCAAGCCACCGATCCGAAGCGCGCGGCGGCGATGGCCAAAGCGACCTCCGAAATCAGCCAGCAAGCTGACCCGGAGAAAGCCAAGGCCATGATGGCCTCCCTGGAAGAGTCGCTGCGCACTGGTGACCTGTTCGCTGACATGCAGGTCAAGGCCGCGCTGTCGGCGTACATGCAGAACAAGGCGCTGTACAGCCAGCTTAAAAACGATTCGCGCGATGCAACGGGCATCCTGGACAAAAACCTCAGTGAACGGCGTGAGGCGTCGTCGCAGAAGTGGGCCGAAATGGCTCAGTCGATGGATGACGCCATGCGCAGCGTGGGGGACGCTCTGCGCCCGGTCACGGACACGGTGGCCGAGGCGCTGACCAAAGTCACCAAAAGCATTACCTCGATGTCTGACAGCGCGCCCGGGGTGGTGACGGGGATCGCATTGGTCGGTGGTGGATTGGTCACGCTGACGGGGCTGTTCAGTTCGTTCAAGATGGGTAAAGGGCTGATCAACCTGGCGCGCGGCTCGCTGGGTGGTGGCAAGCCCGGCGCGGTGCAAAAGGTTTTTGTCACCAACGCCGAGGATGGGGGTGGTGACGGCGAAGGCTCGGCGCCCAAGGGCAAGGCCGGCAAGGCGTTGTCGCTGGTGGAAACCGGGCTCAAGGCGGTGGCGGCTTTCACGGGCAGGGGGGCCGTGGGCGCCGACGATGAAGCGGACGGCAAGGACGACAAGAAGCCCGGTAAATTTGATCTGATCGCGACCGGCCTCAAAGTGGTTTCGGTGGCGAAGGACGTCGCTTCTGGCGGCGACGAGGGCGGCGAGTCGGGGTCGGATGACGACGGCGTCAAGAAGGTTTTCGTGGTCAACGCGAGAGCCCTGGGCGGTGGTGCTGAAGGCCCTGGGGAAACACGCCGGCGTGGACGCGGGTCGAGGCGCAATGCTTCCCGCCGTCGGCCGTTGCCTCGGCCGGGTGGTTCTTCGCGCTCGCCGATTCCGGGGGCGCGGCCGCCGGTCCCTGTGCCGCGCCCGCCTATTCCTGGGGCACGACCGCCAGCCCCTGTGCCGCGTCCTCCAATTTCACCGTTACCGGTTCCGGCCGGTTCGCTGGCCCGGCTGGGCGGGGTGGTGCAGGCGGTCGGCAAGATCGGCAAAGCCGCCAAGATGATTCCCGGCGGCGCGCTGCTGGACGCCGGCGCCATGGCGTTCGACACCTATGAAAATGCCAAGACCCAGGGCGAACAGGCCGAGGGTTATGGCGCGGCGGCCGGCAATCTGGCAGGCACCATGGCCGGCGCGGCGGCCGGAGCGGCCATTGGCTCGGTGGTGCCGATTATCGGCACCGCCATTGGTGGCTTGATTGGTGCTTACCTCGGGAGTCAGGGCGGCCAGATGTTGGGCGGTGCCGTGGGCAAGTCGGTGTTTGGTGGTGAAGAGGAAAAGCCCGAGGCAAAACCGGAAACTAAGCCGGCGCCGCTGCTGATGGCGCCTCGCCCTGGTCCGGCGGTTCCCAGCTTGGCCACCCTGACCCAGCCGCTCAATGGGGCGCCTGATCAGGGCAATAAGGCGAACGGTTCCGGCGCGTTGCTGATGGCTAAGGCGCCGGCCCCACAAGGGCCAGTGCTGGGCGACGTCGCCCGGGCCATGGCCGTACAGGCGCCGCCTAAGCCGGCGGCCGTGGCGATCCA